CCACTTCGGGTACAGCCCCTGCTCGTCCGGTTCCGCGTCACGCCCTTTGACTCCCGGCTCAGGCTGGTTACTCCTGGGCCACAAGGTCACCCACTCCTCAGGAGTGTCCGCAGCATCGAGCAGGGCAGGCATCGCCAGGTACGTCCACGGGGACACCTCATCGGGATACCGGCCCGGCTCACGCACCTCCGAATACAGATCCTTGCTCGCCAGGCGCGTCCCCACCACCAGCAAAGCACCCGTAGAAGAAATACGCGAGATAACTTCGGACTGCAACCAGTCGATCTGCTTCTCGAACTCGTGCGCGTTCGTCAAATCCACGCAGTCATCCATGATGATCAAATCAGCACGGGCACCATAGATATGCCCACGAATACCCAGGGCCTGAACAGTCGGGTCCTTCTCACCCGAATCCCTAGCATCGTCGGAGATGTAGATCATGTTCTGATTCCACGCCTCAGAGTTCTTGTCAAACCCGCCCACCGGGGCATAGTTCGCAATCATCTCCGCATACTTCGGATGCGTCAGGCGCGTCTTGATGGCATACAGCATCTTCTTCGCCATATCCATCGTCTTCGACACCACGATCACCCTGATGTTCGGATCCATACAAATCCGGTACGTCACATAGTTGATCGTGATGCTCGTGGTCTTCGCATGCTCAGGAGGCATATTCACGATGAGCAGATCCCGCTCACCCGGCTCATACGTCATCCCTGGATGACGCCAGGACGGGTCATTGCCCTCGATCAGATCCACCACGTTCTGCATGTGGGGGAACACCTTCGCGTCCAGGTACCTCTCAGAGAACTCTGAGAACGACAGCTCCTCGCCGCGCACCATCTGCGCCCCCAGGCGCATCTGCCGGATCCGGTCAGCATCAGCAGCGAACTGCGGATCCTGCCGCCGCCACGCCTCATACGTCGTCCGCGTGCGGCCCGCCTGGGCCAGCGCATCATTGATCGTGCGGCCCTGACCCAGAAACGTCAAAAACCGCTTCTTCGCCTCAGCCGGGTTATCGTTCCGCTTCCTGCCAGCACTGCTTGCAGCCAAGGGAACTCCTCACCCAAATTAGGGACCACCCCACGAGGGGGACACCCAGGCACATATCCACAGCCTGTGGACAACGGCACCTATAGGACAACGGCAGAGGTCTTCCGTCAGGAAGACACAGCTCACCCGCAGTACATAGACCTCTACCTATCAGAAATACATCTGTCAGAAGTACCTGTAACGCCGCCCCCCTAAGGGGCGGCTATAGGTAAAAGCCTCTACTATATATTCCCCGATCAGACCCCTGTTACTGGACACCTGAAACGCAAGATTTTACCTAAATGTGACGCACTTCACAGAAAATAACGGACAAACAGGGACAGAACAGACCACACACAGGAACCCCAACAGACACAGGTAGGGTCAAGCTCACACAGGATTACAATCCCACACAGAATGAAAAGGGGCTAATTTATATATATGTAGTACACAAGATTTAAAACCCTGGGGTCATGTTGTTACTGGTCAGTAGCCTAGCTTAGGGCACCCTAACCTGACCCTTCGCAGCCCTGACGGTAGGCCTAGTCCCCCCATGGTCTGACAGGGGGAAGGCCTGCCCAAATGTCTACATATGTAGGCAGGAATGGGGACAGGTGTAGGCCAGGGGATACGACAGGAGAGACTATCCATTAGCCCTGTCCTAACCTACGGTTGCGTAACCTTCGGGTGCGTAGGTCTGGCCTGTCTGCCTCTGTCCTGGCCTGTCCTGCCTTGTGTCTAGGTTGTCGTAGCCGTTATCTAATCGTGACCGGATATGTGTTGCATCCTCACATGACAGGCGTACAGTTAGGGGCATGAGCTAGGGGAGTACCTAGCCGATGAAAGGAAGGGAGACAAGCCAATGTCTGCCACTGTCGATCTGCCCCAGGGGTGCATCCTTGACCGCTCCCATGCGTCTGCGCTTGACCTCGATCACGCCATTATCGTCCTCGCGGAGCTGTACGGGTTCCCTCACCTGTCTGTCTGGCCTAACGGTAGGCCTTACTCCTCGGAGGATGAGGATTACCCGGAAGTCATGCGTGACCTGGCTGATGGTGCCGTGGACTGGCTGAACGAGCGCGCTCCGTTGGGCCTGGTCTTTACCGTGGAGGATAACTCCCTCTATCTGTCACCTATTGACGAGGGCTGATCGTTACAGGCTCCTAGTGTGTTAGGGTCGGACCTAGACCTAGCTGTCTAGGTCTGGCCCTAGGGCACTAGCCCTAGCAAATGAAACGGAAGGAATGGGGACCATGACGACAACGACGGACACCATGCGGGCATGGGTGGGCTGCCTTGCCTGCTACAACGAGGGCAGGCTCGTGGGTGCGTGGGTGGATGCCGTGGATGCCGCGTACAGTGTGGACGATCCCGAGTGGTGCATAGGTGTGCACGGCCCGGCATTGGCTGACGACGAGGAAGTAGCCGGGCACGAGGAGTGGTGGTGCTTCGACCATGAGGGCCTGCCCATCGACGGGGAGTGTTCACCTATGCACGCCGCTGCCCTGGCTGATCTACTGTCTGAGGTAGAAGAATGGCGGCGGGGTGCGGTCCTGGCATGGATGAGGGAAGGCAACTATTCCACGGACGTAGAAGGGCTGCCCATCCTGTCGGACTTTGATGACGCTTACCGTGGGGAGTACGACAGCCCTAGGGACTACGCGGAGACGTGGGCCGAGGAAGCTGGCCTAGTGCCTGAGGAATACACCTGGCCTACGTCGTGCATTGACTGGGAGCAAGCGACCTGGGAGCTGATGATGGACCACTACACGGCCCCCGCACCTAATGGCGGCGTGTACGTGTTCCGCTCGCTCTGATTCTCACATGACTGTCAGTGTGTAAGTGTGACCCCCGGCCTAGCCGGGGGTGGCACTGGCCTACTGACGGGCCTACATGAAGGAAGGAAGGGACACCATGAAGCTAGACCGGGACACGCTGGACAGGATGCGGGACGCTATCGCCCCGCTAGATACCGCCGAGAGGCGGCAGGCTTACCTGTCGGGAGATTTTCCTCGCGCTGATGCAGTGAAGGATCTGGACATGCGCTACCGCTGGGACCTTTTCTATGTTGCGGGTGGGTTCCGCCTATTGCCGGACGACCGGCGCGGTATCAATAGTGACCACATCGACACGGGTCTACGCCGCGTAGTGCCTGTCCTGACTAGGGAGGCCTGACCATGGCTGTGACTGTGAAGGATGACCCCTGCCAGGTGTGCGGGTTCCCTGACTGGTGGGTGGATAACGACTGTGAGGCTTGCGGGTGTGTGCCTAGGTGTGACTGTCCTTGCCATGACCCTGCCCCTAGGGACGCTTCCCATGGGCCTGCCGCGTGCGTATGCGGGGAGGCCTGATCATGGCGCATTATCTGATCACCCTCGTTATCGAGACTGAGCCAGGGCAGGGGAGTCCTGCGGGGTGGGACTGGCCTGAGCTAATCGACTCCCCGCATGGTGTGGCTGTCATCGCCTGCACTGGGATCACTGACGAGCCCTCAGTGGATGAGAGCGACGATCTGCACGACCGGGTGGGGCAGGTTCATAGGGACCTGGCTGCACACTTGGGATAATACTTGCTTGACAGTAGTAACGCTGTCCCTTACGGTAGGGGATACGCGCAACACACATGAATGAAAGGAAGGGGCAAGATGAGGTCTGACGTTGCGAACATGATCGAGGATATGCGCCTCATGTTCGAGTATGAGTATTGCGAGGAATGTGGCGGGGACTTCGAGGACCACGACCTGATGATCGTGCCGGGTATCGGCAACCTATTCGCTAAGTGCAAGGCTTGACCTAATACATACACTACGGAAGGAATGATAATGGCTACACGTTCAGTAGTTGCAATACCCGCAGGCGATGGATGGATGGGGAGGTACGTGCATTGGGATGGCAGCCCTGACTCCCGAGTACCCATCCTCCTAAAGATGGTCAAGCGTGACGGGATCGTGCCTGTCATCGACACCATCGTTCGCA